GTTGCCATTTGTTGTAGGAGGGAATTATTTTTTAGTTAAGAAAGCAATATGCTTTTTACTATTAAAATGCCTATTTTTCTGATAAAACTGATATGTTCCACCACATTCGCATGTATGAATGGTTCGTTCTTGTTTTATTCTTGCTTCTGATTTTTCTTTCTTTTCGATTTGACGAGAAAGACGCTCTTCTGCTATTTGATCGGCGTTCTCCTCTCTCTTCTTTTTCTCCCATGCTCGTTGACGAGCCTTAATTTCATCTGAATGCTGTTTTCGATATTCTTTGTAGTATTCTGATTGTTCCTCTTTGTGTTCTTCATAATATTTCATTCGTGCACTTTTGACTTGTTCCGAATGCTCTTTGGCATATTGCTTTTGTTTTTCGCATAATTCTTTTCGGTGATTTTTACGATAGACTTCCTTCTTTTTAAGGATTTCTTCGTGATGATCTTTGCAATATTGTTTCACTTTGGCAATAATATCGGTTTTGTTTGCTTCATAGTATTCTTTCACCTGCTCTTTTCGTTCAGTTGGTGATAAGTATGCGCGGTTAATATTGAGACATAATGGATTCTCTTTCTCTTTTGTGATGTATTCATCTTCTCGTTTACTGAGTTCTTTTTTTGTGTCACATGGATAGTCTTCGAGTAGTTCGATGGATGCATTTTCCCAGCCAAGTTGTTGCATATGATTATAAAAGTTGGTTTTGTCTTTTTTAGAAAGCTGTTTGTGATGATGTAATCTGCGCGGCAATGTCTGTGTAGTGGATCCGATATAATAATGTCCATCAATGCATATAATTCTATAGATTTTTCCACTTTTATAAATATTAATGGTCATATGATTTAGACACAATGGATCATTTTTTGATTGAGTGGTATGGTATTTTTCGCGATCTGTTAATTCTTTTTTTGTGTCGCATGGATAATCTTCAATTAGTTCAATCGTAACATGATCCCAACCAATTTGATTGATGTATTCGTAGATTTTGTTGACACCCTGATTTGACATACTAACATGCTTGTTAAGCCTTAAATTCAACGGTTGTATTGTGGATCCAATATAATAATGTCCATCATCGCATAGCAATCGATAAATCTTTCCGTCAATATTGTTGGTCTCCATAATCTAATTAGATACCGTATACTTTATACTCTATTCTTTTTCTGATAGCATTTTCAAATTTATACAAATTTCTACATTTTAGTCGTAATTTGTATAACAATTGATATAAATTTATGATAATGTACCGTTAGACCGTACGAATATAGCCCCATTTCATATCCGAACAGATCAACTCCCATGTCTTGTCCTGCAAATACAACTTATCACGATTTTTGAGGAGAGGAAAGCAGGCCAGATACTCATCCATCTCCAGCAATTCGCAAAACTTATAGAGCACATAGCCATACGACAAAAAGTTGCGGCGCCCCTTGGGGCAATGCTTCTTAAACGAGGGTTGGATTTCCCGAAACATATGGCGCAGTTTCTCTTCGTCTTCGCGCGACATGAACGGCGCATTTTGTCCATTGAGCCGATTAATAATGTGAGGAATGTGTTCGTAATATTTCGAGCATTTCATCTTACGAAGAATTTCACGCAACTTCGTGGGCTTGAGCGAACCCATGTTCGTGATGCGCTCTTTCTTGAGTTGAATCAAGATCTCATCATAAATATCCGCAGGAATTTCAGTACTTTCCTTGGCTTGGAATTGGGCGAGCCATTCATTAAAATGATTAATTTTCTTGTAGGCGTAATAACAAATCTCTCGAGGGGGATCCTTGTAGGATGGCTTATCGCTGTCTACCAAAATGAATTCCTGGTGACCACATTTTGCGCATGTAAGATTTGCCTCATTTAAACACATATTCATTTCATTTCCGCAACGCTCGCATAGCGTCCAAGGATCGTCATATTCATCCTGGTTGTTTCGACCCATGGCAGGATCCTCCAAATGCAAATATTCATTCAGAAGCTGGTGACGCTGAAAGCTCTTTTTTTCATTAGAAGGGGCTGGCTCTGAACCATCGCTACTAGAATCCAGTTGAAAGGAGTTAAGTTCACTATCAAGCGATTTCTCTTGGGCGACTTCCTCCAAAATGGCTAAAATGGATCCAGGTTTCGCTTTGTTTGATGTAAATGTTGCAGTACCCTGTTGAATTTGGTCCTGAATGTCGTAATAATTATACAGAATATCACCTGTTCGAAGATAATAATCCATTACTTCCGTTCCATTTTCAATGGATTGAATCCGCTTTTCTAACAATTCCGCATCGCGCTCCCATCTCCAACTTTCCATATCCGTTGTGGCCTCTTTAATCTTCTTTTGAAGATGGGCCAGATCCTCTTTGTATTTTGCAATATTGTCTTTTTCTTCCAACATGGTTTGAACCTTCTGGTTATGAATGGCATCGAGCGTGGTACGAGCTTCTGGGTTACTTCGCTTCGAACTCTTTACTTTAAAAAACGCACTGTCACTCATCAAGTGTACTTATACGGTATGGGTGGGATGGTTTTAAACCCCTCCCTCTATCAATTTGCTATTAGTTATTTATAAGTGCGTTTGAATTCTGTTAAAAATGCATACGGAGAAGGACCGGCTATCATTAACCTAATCATTGCTGATAATGGTGAGCATTCATACTGATGAACATGCAATCAATTGCTATATTTTCAAAGAAATGCATTTGATATTATAATTACTTACTAAAAATGAAAATTAGATCAAAAAAATCATCCCGGTCATTTTTTCAAAAATTGTGTTTTCTCAAAATTATTTTGTATTCTCTAAGTATAAAAAAAGATGACTGGTGGAGGTCTTATGCAACTTGTCGCTTACGGCGCCCAGGACGTTTACCTGACTGGCAACCCGCAAATCACTTTCTTCAAGGTGGTGTACCGCCGCCACACCAACTTTGCCATGGAGTCGATCGAGAACCCGTTTAACGGCGCCCCGAACTTCGGCAAGAAGGTTACCTGCACGATTCAGCGCAACGGTGATTTGATCCACCGCATGTACCTCCAGGCTACCCTGCCGCAGGTGCAGCTCCAGTCGACCGACGGTTCTGGCGCTCAGTTCCGTTGGCTCAACTGGATCGGTCACAACATCATTGACTATGTTGAGATTGAGATCGGTGGTCAGCGCATTGACAAGCAATACGGTGACTGGCTTCACATTTGGAACGAGCTCACTCAGGAGGCTGGCAAGCAGGCCGGTTATGCCAAGATGGTCGGCAACGTGCCCGAGCTCACGAACCTCCTGTACCAGGGTGGCTCGACTTGCGACAACGACTGCTATGGCGGTGAGCCCCTCACCTCGGAGGTCATCACCTCGTGCTCGCCGATGTACACCCTGTACATCCCGCTGCAGTTCTGGTTCTGCCGCAACCCAGGTCTTGCTCTGCCGTTGATCGCCCTCCAGTACCACGAGGTCCGCATCAACCTCGAGTTCAACACCCTCAACAATGTCTGCTGGGACTACTCGAACTCGTCGGACCCCCACGCGATCCGCAACCGCGTCGGCCAGTGCGGTCTCGCCGCCGCCTCGCTCTATGTCGACTACATCTACCTCGACACGGACGAGCGCCGCAAGTTCGCCCAGGTCTCGCACGAGTACCTCATCGATGTTCTGCAGTTCACGGGCGGTGAGTCGATCACCTCCTCGGCCAACAAGCTCAAGCTGAACTTCAACCACCCATGCAAGGAGCTTGTCTGGGTCGTTCAGCGCGACTCGTTCGTGTCGTGCGACGACAATATCATCAACCCGTGGAAGGGTCAGCAGCCGTTCAACTACTCGGACTGGTGGGACCGCTGCGTGCTCGAGTCTGGTTACTCGGTCACTCGTGTCGAGGGTATGGCCGGCAAGAACCCGACCATCACGGGTCTCCTCCAGCTCAACGGCCACGACCGCTTCCAGGTTCGCGACGGCAACTACTTCAACTGGGTCCAGCCATACCAGCACCACACCAACATCCCAGCGGTTGGCATCAACGTGTACTCGTTCGCTCTCCAGCCAGAGCAGCACCAGCCGTCGGGCACCTGCAACTTGTCGCGTATTGACAACACCACGCTGCTGTTGACTGTCTCGAACAACGCCGTCGGCACCAACCTGTCGTCGACTGTTCGCGTCTATGCTACCAACTACAACGTTCTTCGTATTATGTCGGGCATTAACTTCGTACTAAACGCTTGCGCTGCGTTACTGTGCGGATTTGCATTAGCAAATCACCTGTGCTCAAGAGCTAGCTGCCCTGCCAACAAGCAGGGACAAACAGTATGACTAGCTAGTGGTTTTGGAGAGATCCAAGACTGCAAGATGACCTGGTTGCGGGAAACCCCTTACAACCTTTGCTACTATACCTTACTCGAAAGAGTAAGGCAAATCCAGGGTAATGACCTCGGACACAGTAAAAACGCAAAGGATTGGGCAATCCGCAGGCGAGTTCCTAAAGCCGCTATGATAGGCAATGGAACCGTTTCAGAGACTGCAAAGGCATCGGTAATCAATGAAGGTCTAATCAACCTGAGATTGCCTAAGGTACAGTCCAGCCTCCTTGGAAACATGGAGGGAATGATCACTTGGGGTGGTCTTGCATACAGTAATTAATATTTTTCATACCTCCCGGTATGGATTATGTTATATTTTTGGAATATGTGTAAAATTGATAAAAATATTTCCTATTTTGAGGGTAGAAAAACATTCAAAATGGAGAACAGTAAACAAGAAACGATTCATGTAAATCTACAACGAGCTGGAAGACCAGGAAATCCAATCATCTATACACATGTTGTATATTATGGTAAAGAATATACTATTATGAAAGTAAAACATCATGACACATACATATATGGACTTATTGATAGAGAGGACTTTGATGAAGTGAAAGAATATACATGGCATTATACAGCAAATGCATATCTTTCCTATACGCATCGATTTGATGGAAATCAGAAAGCAGTTTATCTTCATAATATTGTAATGGGACAATTAGAACACCCAGGAAAAGGTGCAAAAGAATCAATCGATCACATCAGTCGCAATGGACTAGACAATCGTAAAGAAAACCTTCGTCTTGTTACACAATCTGCACAAAATATCAATCAGAAACAAAAAGAACGACGCATTGAGCTTCCTGCCGATTCAGGAGTAACGGTAGATGAAATTCCAAAACATGTATGGTATATCAAATCGAATGGATCACATGGAGATCGATTTGGAATTGATCTAAAAACAGAAAATGTAAAATGGAAATCAACTAGTGCAAAGAATGTATCCCTGCAGGATAAACTGAAGGCAGCAAAAGAACAACTACAAATCTATTATCAGCAGTTTCCATATTTGAATCCAAACAATGAGGATAAAAATAAAGAAATGGAAGAGCTAGCAAAGTCCTATGAGGAGATTGTTGGGTTGGTGGAGTAAGGATAATCAATATATTTTTTTGATTTGGTATATCCCAAAGCAAAAGTATTTTCTAAATCAAGAATCCAAACGCACCAAAAATTGACCGACCCGCATCTTATCTTCTACGGCATATACAAGAATGTCCTGTCAGGCCCCCATCCAGCAAGGCGCAAGAAAAGGCGAACTCTGTGGTAAAAACACAACCGAACAATACTGTTCCAAACACAAACGCCAGGCCATCATGGATAAAGCCGAGAAGGAAAACATCAAGTACTGTGACATTGCACGCGGCTGCTATACCATTCTAGAAGATCATCAGGCAAAATGCGCGCATTGCCTTCATAAGGCCCGAATCAATGACCGAAAAGCAAATGATAAGAAACGACAAGATCCGAATCTCTGTTTGGACTGTGGTCGAACACTAACAGAAGAGATACGAGCGAAAGGAAAGCATGAGAAACATCTTCGAAGATGCGTTCCATGTTATACAAAGTTACAAGCACAAGAAAGCAAACGACCTAAAAGAGAGCGAAATTACAAAGCAGAGGCATGTACCAATAAACATGTCATTTGGAATCATTATGTCAAAGGAGCCAAGAAGCGCGGCATTGATTTCTTACTTTCTAAAACTCTCTTTCAAGAATTGATTGTCAAACCATGCTTCTACTGTAATCATCAAAAGGCGGGCGAAGTCAATGGACTCGATCGCATCGATAATCAAAAAGGATACATGGAAGAAAATGTGGTCCCCTGCTGCGAAACCTGTAATGTGCTAAAAGGTTCGCAGCATCCACAAGAATTCATTGATAAAATGCAGGCGATTCATTTATATCAAACCAAACAACAACCCATTTCGCCCGAATTACTGGAAAAATGGATCACCTATCCGTCTAAAACGATTCCATCCTATAAAACTTATTCAAAGAGCGCAAATTCACGCAATATCTCCTTTGAACTATCGGAAATAGAATTTTCAGAAATTGTCAAACAACCATGCTATCTCTGCGGTCAAATAGGAAATAATGGAATGGATCGCCAGGATAATGTAAAGGGATATTTGCTCAAAAATTGTAAACCATGTTGCGGACATTGTAACCTAATGAAAAGAGATCGAACCTACGAGTCGATTATGTTCTGCGCATCGCGTATGAATTATGCTGAATTAACGACTTTCATCTCTTCCAAACAAATTCCGATTCGAACATCAAAGTTCGAGGCACGAATCAAAGTAGAACATCCTGAAACACAAGAAACGGTCTCTCTGGAATATAAGCCTCTAAATGAAATTATTATTCCGCAAGAACCTATTTCACTGGAGATTCAACAACGATTACAGAAGAAAGAGATAGCACCCAAGCAATGGAAAACCAAGCAGATCAATGAGTTTATCCAGAGTCATCGAGAAAATGAATACAAAATGTACTGTGAGCAGAATAATGACATATCAAACTTTCCCACTTGGGAGAAAGACTGGATGGCCTTTGTTGGATCCGTCAAAGGCAATAAAGAAGCGGAGCCGATTATTAAGGCATTTGTAGAAAATCTGAGACGTATTCGTCACAATCAGTTATGTGCAAAGGACATTGTGGAGAAAGAAGACCGAGAGATCTGGCCGGCGATTACGGTAGTAAAAGCATTTCTGGAGGGAAAGTTGGAGAAATTCAAGGCGCACACCGAGGCGCATACAGGAGAAAATGCAAATGATCCGAAATGGATGAAGCGATGGTCTGCCTTTGTGGAGTCTTTGGAGAAGAATCGTGATCACCGTCAAGAATTAAAAAACCAGTGCAGCAAATTCATGGCCGCGCAACGAATCAAAAAATATCGCCAATCTACATAGAAAATGAGCGCCAACCGACAAGATGACAAATGGAAATTTATTGGAGAAGTTGTTACAGTAGACTATCGCGAATATCACTCAAAGGCAACGCGCATGACAACCAAGAATCGTATAAAAGGAATCCATGAAAGTTTTGTAGATCTTCTTCAATTTGTATGGGGCCGCGATCACGAACAAATTAAACAATACATCGAGAAACGGAAACCAGAGGATGAGAAATTACAGAAAGTCCAGAATAAAGTGAAACCCGAAATTAAAAAGATGTTAGACATCGAGCCGATCCCTGCCAGTAGCTTTACGGCTGGAACCAATATATTGGGAGACTCCGATCTTGATTTTAATATTCCTGTTCCTGATATGGATCTACGAAAACTACTTATTTTGGCAACAAAATGCGGTAATTATGGGTACGAGTTTGCAGACATTCGAAATGAGGGGCAGCCAGGTGTGAACTATGTTTTTTCTAAGTTTGTAGATGGCGTTGAAATTGAAGTGAAACTTAATCATGCAATCCCCTATATGGAAGTAATGGATAAAGTACATGATTATTTGGATCATCAGATGCCGAAGGAACATAAACAAACCATTGCATGGATCAAGCAACATTTTAAGGATTTAACAAAGAAACGCGCAAATACGGAAGAAGCAAAGGCAGCAGTAGAGTTAGCCAAAAAGCAGTATAAGGAGTTCAAAGCGCTCTACTACGAACACGCGCTGTATCCGATGGGACTCGGTGAAATGATGTATCCGCTCAAATGAATCATTTTATGACCTTGTAGAAACGCACTTACGAGTATATCCACCAGAAACGGATCGCATTTGTTTTTTTAAAAGTGAATGTGTCCGCTTGGCATTGCGCAATCTATTCTCGATCGCATCCATTGCTCGCTGGTAGGTTGCAATTAATTCATCTTTTCGCTTACATGCGACCTCATTGGAAGCAGAGCATAGACCTTGAAGTGATTCAATTTGTCTCTTATGTTCTTCTAGTGACTGTTGATTTTCAATGAGTTGGCGTTCCAGATCACGATATTCATTTTGTCGCCGTTTTTGGATGTAGGATGGAGTATAGATATGTCGCATAGCTGGCTTTCTCTGCATTTCTGCTTCTCCAATATGATTCTTTAGGGTTTGTGCGATTCGTTTTGATCGTAACATTTTTTTCGCTTCTTCCACCGCGATCCGTTGCGATTCATATTTGCGATACAATGCATTTGTATTTCTTTCTTTTTGTTTTAGTTCCATGGCTTCTAACTCATTTGCAAGATGGGCCTTCTTTTTTTCAAATGCGGCTTCGTTTGTCATGTATTCATTTTGTGCTTTTTCGAATGCAGCAAGTATTTCATTTAATTTCTTTTGTTCCTTATGTAATTCTTCTTTTTCTTTTGCTTCCTCTTTAGAAATGGTAGATAAAACAGATTCAATACTATTGCGTAAGACATGGGGTGTATTATTATTCTTACGAGTAAATAATTTGTTAGTCACTGGGTTGTTACGACATACAAAATTATAGTATACTCCTGGCTTACTTTTACATAAATCTTTTTGTGTTGTACGAAAATGATCGTTGATTTCATTCAATATATCATGAAATGAAGTAATATCTTTATCCGTCAGATCATCTATGTAATTCAATACATCCTCGGGAAGAGGGTATGCACTATGTTCGTATAAATCACCGATGTATTTGTAAATGTTTTTTAACTTCCCTTTTTCTACTGCTTTAAATCGTAATCTCTCCATTTGATGATCAACTGGGTTGCATCGTTTCCTCGAATCATGTAAAAAAGGATCAATATCAATAATACCTGATCCAAAAGAAAGACACGAATCGAAAGGCTTTTTAGCCGGAAAACAGCTCAATGGATATAATATGAAATTGGGACACATTTGTCCAGGGGTATAAATGGCAACATTTCCAAATGCGTTGTATATTTCGGCATGATGTTGATCAGGATCTTTTAGAATAGTAGGAGACAGTTCACATAATTTGTTGGTAAGCTCGCTGTGTTCATAACTGTACGCGCCGGCTTTCACTTTTACGACAATGATACAATGGTTTGGAACTTTAAATTTGGTATCTCCTTCGGATCCGTGTCCGCGAATGAGATAGGCCTTTGTAGCAGGTGTCGCCACAAATGGTTCCTTTTTAATAGACGGTGACTCCGAACTCATATCCTTCCTATTATTCTATTATATTTCGTGCTGGAATAATACATGACATATAATAACAGATACATATCTCCAGAATTTAAAGAATACAGTATGAAATCTACATAGAATGCGTGCTCTATTTCTTCTTCTCTCGCTATTTGCTCTCATCCAAGCTCAAGAATGCAAAGTTACACAAGTACCTGCCACACTGACGCCTCTGTATACGACTACAGTCGAGAATGGGTGCATTAGTTTTAGTGTCAGCGCTGGCACAGGGTGCGCGTGGATGTGTAACTATTGCGCGAATCAGCTCGGACCCAATTACTATTTTACGAATCAAGTCTGTACCTATCAGGGAACGGGCTGTGTAGGAAATCCACAGGCGGGTGTAATGTATACATGCTGCTCTACATAAATCAATCATTGTTCTTATTTGAATCATTTACAAATCATTCAAATAGGGACTCCACTTTACCAATTGAGCTATGTTACATATTATCTGTTAGTAGATATTTATAGTGTTGAAAAACTAAAAAATGAAGACCATTGACTTGATAAGCCGTTATCTATTACGCGTATTCTTACATTATATCCTCTTGATTGATTCAACCCTGTTAGTGTAGCAGAACTTGATGAATCAACTGTTACTGAAATTAAATCATAGGAATTTGTTTCACATATAATTTCAGTTGGTGTAAATCCATATGGCTCAAATGTGATCGATGCATAAAAGTAATCAGGTGTTACTTGAATATTAGTTGGTGTAGAGGGGCCACCATTTGTGATAAATTCGGGTATGTATGCGGGAAGGGTTTGGTCTCCTGCCATATTACTAAGGTAAAAACTACCAGCGCCATTCGAAGAATATAATGTTCCAGCGGATAAATTATAAATGGTAAATCCAGTATTTCCTACATTTGTTATAATGCCTCCTGATATACCACTTAATGCACCACTAGATGCTCCAAATGTAGGGCTATATTCTGAATATGTAATTAGTGCCTGAGTATTATTAAATCCATCTGGAGCACTGTATACACTGAGTGGTGCGGGCCATTGTGGAGTAAAATCGGGAATGGGTACTGGTTCTGCGTATTCACCAATAGAATTTCCTAATCGTAATTGATATCCTGAATAGGTTGTTCCAGTTGTTAAATTAATGACCATTACATAATTTTGCCCAACAGTTGAAACGGTTAATTCCGTTCCGCCACTTGTAACGGTTGTATAAGGGTATCCCGATGGCGTAAAAGAACTAAATGTAAAGACAATTGTTACTGTATCCTGTGTAACAGAATTTATTCCTACACCACTTGGTCCATTATAATATGTTCGTATATTACCCTCGTAGGTAGAAGGGGAGCTTTGAAGACAATTCGCATCATTTGTTAATGTTATAGTAGGGTTTGATAGTTGCTGTCCTGGAGCCAGACTTGTTATTGTAATATTATCATAATTTGCTGTATCAAGTGTCGCATTATAGGTAGTTGTAACTCCTCCACTAATCGTTGTAACAATAACCCCTGTTGGAGGAACACCCGTTGTACCAAATGATCCAAAAGGACTAAATGTCATTTGTATGGTAGTAGTAGTAACATTGCCTACACCTAAATTATTGATAGAACCCTCTGTTACTACAGATGATGTTGTAAACGATGGAACAGTTGTATATTGACTTGATTCACCTGAACTTCCTGTAAGTTGTAATTTAATTGTTGAATAGGTAGTGCCTGGTGTTAGATTTTCTAATATGACATAATATGGACCCGATCCAGAGAGAGCGGATATAGTGACACCGCTTGGCGCCACAATGGCCGCACCCGTCGGTGTAAAATAACCATATGAAAACTCTAATTCCTGTGTTCTGCATGTATTCGTAGATCCAAGATTAATTGATGGATTTGGATATGGCATTGTAAACGATGATATCTCATTCGATGGAAGGCTTGTAATTTGCCCGTTATATATTATTATATATGCATTGGTATAAGTTGCTTGAGGCTGTAATGCTGATATTGTCATGGACTGATTCGTAATATTGGAACCATTTAGTATTACGGAAGTTGTACCATTTTCAGTAGCAAAAAGTGTTATTGTTGTTACACCGCTTGTGAATGGTGTATATTGATCAAAGGTGAAAGTAACAGGTGTGTTTGCCAAGTTACCAGCACCAAGATTTGTTGGTGCGTTTGATTTTGTTACAATGGTAAACGTATTACTTGGATCCGATATTGCCCCTGATGCACCTGTTAATGTCATTGTACATCCAGTATAGGTAGTCGCTGCAACCAAATTGCCAATTGTTATTTGACTTGTTGAATTAACAACAATGCTGGGTGAAGTAACACCTGGAATGCTAAACAATGCTCCATTAAAATTAAATTCTCCTGTATTCGATGCAGAATAAGCATCAAATGTAATGATAGCTTCTGATACAGTTGTAGCGGAAGGATTAGATTGAATGCTCACTGGCGCAATTCCATTTGTTGTAAAGGTTGGAAGTCGGGTAAAGCCGCTATCAATCTCATTTCCATTTATTGTTTTTATAAAGGATATGGTGAGTGGAAGAAGAGCACCAAAGGCGTATAGAGTATAGGGATCTAAACCCGTAATAACAACAGATGTATTGGTTAGATTGGTATAACCATAACGAGAACCGGGTCCATTAATGTCACATGTCGCATCTCCTGTTGTTAAATCAAATCCATTCGTTGTTGTATAGTTGGTGTAATTAACTTGAACGGTTGTACTTGTAATATTAGTTACACTTGTAATGACAGGCCCTTCTGGATAGACGGGAATGTTTGCATCTTTTACTCCAAAGGATGAATATTGATTGCTGTCATTTAATAGCTGTACTTGAAAGGTGTATACATTGAGACAAGATAGTCCAGAATTTACGACAATACGATTGCCTGAAAGGTCTGTTGGAATGGAAGTAGATGTTAATACATCATTGGTATAGGTCTTAAGAATATATTTCGTTGGAGTGAATGCCCTATAGGGTGCAATATCGATAAAAATCGTATTTGGATCTGCATTGGTAGAAATGTTATCGGATTCTGGGGCAATATAGGGTGCATAAAAACTGGAGGATACTCCACCCTGTACACCAGCTCCAGCCGAATTATTTCCAATTACTTTAAATAAATATCGATCACCTGCAGTCAGCTGATTAGAAGCTGGTCCTGTATAGGTTGGAAATGTATATGAGGTAGTAGTGATGCCTGTAATCGTTACACTATTTGCCAGAGTTGTCTGGTCATCCGCGATTAATGTATAGGATGTAGGAGCTCCGCCTGTTGTTGGAGCATCCCATGTGACGATCACACTTCCATATTCAGCTTGAACATTTGAAACAGGTCCAGGAACAAGAATCACAGGCGGAGTAGGACCAGATCCGGATATGATTTCATTTACTGCAATAGGGGGGCAGGGGCATCCATTTGAAATAACAACACATCCATCATATCGAATATATTCTCTAGGCTGCCCCATTTTAACGGAGTTCATGACCGATGCGTCGTAATTTCCCTGTAGAGGACCATAACTCGTCTGGGGAGTGTTTGGATTTTGTATGCGATTGATGAACGACCCCGCTTGCGCCTGGTCTCTCCTCCTCTGCGTAATTGCAGAGCTATCATAGATTCGGGACATACTGATCCTATTGTTCTGTAAGATTATAGATGAAATAACATTGATCTATCATACTCTGCTAAGCCGGAATCAAATCAACCAGCTCTGTTATACTATTTTATCTATTAGTGGACTGTTTCCTATGATAACATTTTTTCAATAATACGATTAAAATTATGATTTTTATTGATAAATATCACATCAACTTGAATATTAAAATTATTAATATAGTGGTTATCAATGATATCATATATAATAAATCCAATTGAATCCATAAATTGAATGTGTTCTAAAAAATTTGGAACACCTTCATTATATTGTCCAAATAAAGGAATTTCCAAAATAATAAAGTCTGTTTTTCCTAAAATGGAAGTAGAACCTTTTAAGATGGGTATTTCTGCACCTTGACAGTCGATTTTAATTAAAATATTTTTTGATTCTGATAATATATTGTTTTGTGTTATAAAAGTATTTAAATCAATTGATTCCCGTTTAATAATATCGCAATTATAAAAATGATAGGTTTTTTCTTTAAACATTGAATCCCCCGTATTTTTCATTTGATACCAATTTATTTGTTCTATTTTATCATTTAACACCGCATTATATACTTTAATATTACTACTATTGCTAAATTGATTTAATTCTACATAGTCAATTGCTTCAAATAAATAATAATCTGAGTTGCTATAAATTTGTCTCATACTATTTGTCCAATTTCCATGATGAGCACCGATATCTAATATTGTATCAGGAACATAGCCTTTTTGTTTTAGAAAGGCAATTTTATCAAACATATTATGTATTCATAATTATAATTAAAAGATAATACACATTTAATTGTATTCTTTTCATATGATCTCACATATGAAACAAATACTCTGCTGAACCGGAATCGAACCAGCAATTAGTAACAATCTTATGAAAGATGCTTTGAATAAAAATTCCATGCATCGGTATTAATCACATCGTTATTTTGAGAATGAATATTATCCAATTCACTAAGGCTTCGTTTCTCTACTATATCAGGGCGACCTCTTTCAATTTTTTCTCTAAATTCCTGCTCCGATTTGGTATAATAATGATGAATACATGCAATATCTGCTTTCCCTATTGGATGAAATGGCCCTGTAATTGGCTGATATGATGTATCACATGTTGTACCACTTCGTAATGTCATATAATGCGGATCACTATTAAAATACCATGCATATCGTAATTGAACGATGGATTTAATATGTTGATTGAGTTCAGCCGCACATTGTGTAAATCGTTTCGTAACGGGTTCGGACTGATAGTCAGTACAATGATTGGTACCAAACATTAACCAATTTAAACCAATTGCAGAACACCGTTGATATTGCGATAAAAAAGATGAAATGGAATCATGTTTCTTTAATACAATAAATTCATCCAGATCGATAAAGGCAGCCCATTGATGTTTTGAGCTAAATGTACGAATAAAATCATGATAGGCATCTAATTGTTTGGGTTTACCTGGTATTGATTTTCCTGGAAAATGTATAATGGTAACTCGATCGGATTGTTTATTTTGCAATGAATGATGATCACTGTTGTCATATACATAAATATGATGAAACCCGAGGGATAAATGATAATGGATCCATTCATCAATGTATCGTTCCTCATTTAGCGCAATTGCACAAATGACAGAAGTCGTTGGCATTTTTTTAGGAAGAGGTGCTCGTCGAAAAGATGTCATGGTCTATCTCACACCTTGAATTGAATTCATTTCAAATGATCTCACATATGAAATGAATACTCCGCTGAGCCGGAATCGAACCAGTGACAATCGTCATCTGAGTCATTGTAAATAGCTATTTAAATACTTCATACAATAGTATAAAAAGAAATGTCATGTACACTTGTTACCGCATATTATTCAATTAAATCTAAATTTCCAAATGAAAGATACATGAATTGGGCCACCACATTTCTTAGGATTCAATCTCCTATTGTCCTTTTTACGGACAAATCAATGGAGAATATTTTCCAACAGATGAGAGGTGATCGACCCATTCATATTATCACTTTGCCGTTTCATGAATTAGAAACATGGAAATTATATGAATCAAATTGGAAAGAGCATCATCAAATGGATCCCGAAAAGCACATTCACACTCCTGAGTTATATACGATTTGGGCGGAAAAGGCATTTTTTGTAGAGAAAGCAATTCTATCAAATCCATTTCAGACGGATTTCTTTTTTTGGTGCGACATCGGGGCATTTCGCGATCCAAATATTTCACAAACCATTCTTAATAGTTTTCCTACCACACAGTATTTGGAATCGGATCGAATCTTGTTTCAATCGGTAGGTGATGTCACATCAAACGATTGGATTCAAAGAGAAGATGGAATTCGAGGTGAAACGATTTCACACGCATGGAATGAGATTCGTCTGGTAGGAGGGTTATGGGGTGGAGGGATAAACGCATGTTTACAGTGGAAGAAAGCATATCAGCAGATGTTGGAAGCTTATTTTCTTAACGGGCGTTTTGCAGGAAAAGATCAACAGGTGATGTTATCTACCTATTTAGATGATCCATCATTGGCAAAGGTTGTTCGCTGTACAAAATCGCATATTGACGAATGGTTCTTTTTAGAGCATCTTTTATCAGACCTATCGGGACGATATGAGCTTAATCCTACTTATTTGATGCAATAATTCGCGCATTTTTATACCATGCGCGGAGAGCATCATTTGTTTGTCCTTGGCTATTAAATGCAGAGGTCTTATGAATACGATGCCATACCAAATATTCAGGAATGTTATATAATTTTTTATTCGATAGACACATTTTCATCCATAGATAGAAATCTTCAAATATCCCGTCATGATGTTTTTCATATTCCCATTGACAACATTCTCGTCGAATCAATGAACTACTGTTAATAATTGGATTATAATGTTCAAGTATAGTTGGATCAATATATCCTGATTCTAATGTAGGCTTACCATGTAATTCTCCAAAATATTGACAAAATGTCCCAACCACAGCTGCATCTGATGCATGCGAATGAATCGCCTGTACCTGCTTTTCTAATTTCAGAGGCTCCCATGTATCATCACAGTCAAGTACCGCAATCCAGTCTGTTGTAGTAAGAGATACCAAATGATTTAGACTTTCGACTTTTCCCTTTAGTGGCGGACCTTGAATAACGATATGGATACGCGGGTCATATCGTACCAATTGGGATGCAAGTTGTGCCACTGTTCCACCATCCTCTCCGTGCCCATTGACACCAATCCACAATTCCCAATCTGTAAATGTTTGCGCTTTGATACTTCGTATGCATTCGTCTAAAAATTCTACACCATTAAATACAGGTGTTAGAATGGAAATAAATACCATTATAGAGTATCATATATAATGCTCTTTATATCAAATAGTCTATATTTTACAAATCTAAAGAGATCGATCTAGTTATTATATAAAGATGAAATTATTGCATATTAAATGGGGTCACCCCCGCAATGTAGAGTTTATTATAAGAGCATGTCGTATGTTCAAGATTGAATATCATTATACAGATGATTCTTCTCCGCCTGATCATCAATATGATATCATTTGGGCACCCGCTGCATGGATTAATCCTGATCGATATCCAACTTCAAAGATTCTTTTTGGTCCCCATTTTTGGGTATTTCCTAATCCATCCGATCCACTTTTTACCCAAGCTAAACCAGAACATGCATCGCGATGTATCTATCTATGTCTAAGTGATTGGAATAAAAAAGTATATGACGAATTTGTTCCAGTATCAAATCAAATTATTCCATTCGTTCCTTTGCCATTTGGATTAGACATCCAAGCATTTCCTAAACACGATGCTTGTGAATATGACTGTATTATATACTATAAAGATGTAGATCCAGCACGTTTATCGTGGTGTATTGCGCATATTACATCGATTGGTCTTCGATATAAATTGTATAAGTATGGTTCGTATCAACGAGATGAATATTTATCAACCTTACAGAGAACACATTTTGTGATTTGGCTGGGTCGTCATGAATCACAGGGGTTTGGATTGGAAGAATGTTTGGCAACAAATACACCGATCTATGTATATGATGTAAAGACAATGAAAGAAGAATATGTAAATGGTCGATATGTCTATTTACATCATTCAGAACAACTTCTTGCGACAGTTGCGCCCTATTGGAGTGACCAGTGTGGAATAAAAGTGTTTTCGAATGATGAGTTTGTAGCACGCTTACCTGAATTTATGGAGGCTCTTCCTCGATATGAGCCGGCAAAGTATATACAAGATACATTGACAGATAATATCTGTTTTCGAAGAATGACTGATGCATTAAATATTAATTTAGATATCCTTTAATCGTATACACTGTTTATCAGGAAAACTGGAACGAGTTGGTATTTTATGTTCTGAACGAATTTCTACATGGTTACTTTTGCCAATATGTCTACAAAAACCCTTTCTTCCACATGAAATGTGTTTGGTAACAACTGAATACATATTTAGCTTATTGATGTGTAATTGAATTGTATATTCATCATCCCATGGTTGATATGGCATCCTTAATTTTTGTATTTCAATGGGTTTAAGAGATGGTCTCCAACTAAAACATGATAACGGGCCATCTCCGTTATTACCGATCATTCCATTTTCATTATAATCTTCATGATGCGTCATAAGTTTATAACATAATGGATGATTAATGTCAATTACTGCATAATCATGTTGTTCATCTTCGAGTAACACTTGAGTAATATTGGAATCAGATTTTAATATTTCTAATGATAATTCAATAAATCCACTGTCAAAAAATTCATAATCATCTTCTAAATGAAATACATATGGTGTAGTAATTAATGGTGTATATGTCTCGATCGTTTTCATTTGACCCATACGAACATCATTATAGCAAAAACAAATAGGATAAGGAAGTATATCACTTGCAAAGTCAGCAATTCCTTTTATTCCGGAATCTTCACATATAATAACTTGTTTAATAGGATATGTATTATATTGTACGAAACTTTCAAGTGTCCTTCGCAATAATATAGGACGACCGCATGAAGTTATAAATAATGTAACATCCATGAATAACTCTATTTATAAAAAAAAAATAATTAACTCATATGAACGATTGCTCGCAATTCATCATTATTTTTTAAAAATTCTGAATCTTTATGTATCATAAAAATATCGGCTACATGATGAGGTAGTAATAGATATCCATTTTCTTTTAAAAAAGAAATTGGAATAGATTGTGTATCGGGATAGTTATTTTCAAATCCAATTACATCAATGAATACTTTACTAAAATTGATTGATTGTAATGCTTTCATTTCACCTCCTTCAATATCAATTGATAGATAATGAATATGAGAAATATGATGAATGTCGCATATTGTTTCGATTCTTTTTGTATCTACTAACATAACCTCACTTGAACCGCCCATTGTACTAATTTCACCTTCAATGCGATTCATATGTCTTGTATCATATTCGCTTTTTAGTCCAGAAAGCATTTCGCTGTACCCATTAACTGATAGAAACTCTTGAGTACCATCTATATCGCTTACTGCACAATTGATATGAATACCATTTGGCCGATTTGTTACAAGTCGATCATATACGCGTTTCAGAGGTTCGACATGAATACACTTCCAATTATTATTTTTTTCAAAATATAATGTATTATTTAGATCAACGCCATCATGTGCACCAATATCCATACAGATACCATTTTTATAGCCTTTAAAGATGCATTGTTCTAAACTTCTATCTTGATTATATTGACTAAAGAATTGATTAGATGGTGCAGTAAAATGAGTTGTATTCTCGTATCTCGTATTGTTACACTGATAATTCCACTGATTCATTATATAATAATATTATATAAATTATTATTATATAATAAGCACATTGTATTCAGTTATATTATTTATTTATAACCATATCTATTTTTTTCCCAAGTGCATCCAATGTATAATGATCATTCCAATACTCCATATTATGTTGGTTAAAAACCGGACGGTTAATAAATTCTAGATACTTTTCATCATCGGTATCAAGCTCAATAATACGTTGGATAAGTCGTTCTATGGCATCTTCTGTTTCATCTTCCAGAAATAGAATTGAATCAGGATTAAAAATGTTTTTAATGTTATGTGTACCCCAATAGATTGGTATAGTGTATGATAAATATGGATTTGCAATCTTTTCGGTAGAGTATGTTTCCATTTTTGTATTTTCACCGCAGATCATAAATTTATGACTACCGACGACATCAAAGAATGATTGGCTCCAATATGGATGATGAATAATATTGCCTACATTATTTGCATATCGTCCCATTGAATTTACTTTTTTATAACGATTAAGTCGTTCAAATAGGGTATTACGAATATTACATTTGGGATTTGATACAATAAATGAACAAAAAGAGGAGGGTACCGTTGTAATCATTCTACGATGATGAAGTCGTGGCAAAAAATGATTACAGTGAAGATACATAACAACTAAGGGAAGATCAACAATATTTGAAGTAGGATCATTTACAGAAGTAAGTACGAGATTGTAATTTCCTGAATCAGGTAAATCAGGCTCACCGATAAAATTAATAATATATTTCCATTGTTTGCGATTACGCATATGCGGTTCAGGTTTTCCTGCCTCTAATAGTACATTTGCTCGTTCAATATCATATGTTATCTCCAAATTGGACAAGGATGACTTTGAAAAGAGCTCTTCAAAAAATCCAATGTGATTCGCATCTTGTTTATTATCAAATCCAGGCCACCAATTATATGGATAAATATATATTTTTTCCATATTACTAGATGATATAATATAGCATGTTCTTTATATTATTGATTGATCCATATGGTATCTTTTAAATAGGATCATTCGTATTAGCATGCATAATTCTAACGAAACCTTGAGATATCATATAGTTTTTACAATAATTATTATATTTTATTAACATATTGATATCCGGATATCATAATTTATTGTGTATAATATAAATGTAAAATTTATATTATCGTAATATAATGAAAATAGTAGATAGTTTTATTTTTTATAATGAACTTGATTTATTGTATTATCGACTTTGTATACTAGAACCTTACGTTGATTATTTTATTATTGTAGAATCTACTCATACATTCACAGGAAATAGTAAACCACTTTATTATCAGGATAATAAATCAAAGTATAACATATTTTCTCATAAAATTATTCATGTTATCATAGATGATTTTCCATATAAAATGCCACATATCAATTTCCAATGCAATCAGCAATGGGAAAATGAATATCATCAACGAAATGCAATTAAAAGGGGAATAGATCAAATAATAGATTCATTATGTGATACAGATATTATTCTTACATCTGATGTAGATGAAATACCCAATCCAAATATTCTAGACCAAGCTAAAAATGGTTCACTTTCTTATGATAAAACATTGTTAAATCGATTAGCATTGGATATGTATTATTACAATTTGCGCTGCCGTGTAGGAGAAGGAAGTAATTGGCATGGAATTAAATTATTATCAGTCTATGCATATCGAACCATTCATTTAACTTTTCAACAAATGCGTCTTCATGAGCATTCTCATTATGTTCCTGTAATTTCGAATGGGGGGTGGCATCTAAGCTATTTTGGAGATATATCATTTATCATAAAAAAAATTAACAGTTTTTCACATCAGGAATACAATAACAATTCTTATTTAAATGAGGAAAAACTTAAACATAATATGCAACATCATATTAATTTATTAAATAACTCTGAATTAGTGTATATACCAATTGAATTAAATACAAATTTACCCTATCAGTATGACACGTATCTCAAAAAATATATTTAATTTCATATAACCTAAAGATAATTTTATTATATATATTATAATGTTGCGCTCCACTTTGATTAATAATATAATAGAGAAATATAAGATAGTTAACCCAGATTATCTTGAAATTGGCGTATGGACAGGAGAAACGTTTAAGCATATTCATTCAACATCTAAAGATGGGGTTGATCCAGGGCAATATTGTGATAGTTCATATGTTAATTATAAAATGACATCTGATGATTTTTTTAGCAAATTCGTAGAAAAGAAATACGATATCATCTTTATTGACGGATTGCATACCGCGTATCAGGTTACAAAAGATATGTACAACTCAATTCGTCATCTTAAAAATGGCGGATGGATTATTTTGGATGATGTATTTCCACATTCAGAATATGAACAGGAACGACTTAATTTACAAAAATCAGGTCCACAGACAGGGGATGTATGGAAAGCGTTGTATAATGTATTAGATACAATATCTAATATATCAGATGTTATGTATTTTGAATCATCTACTGAACGAGGTAATTTTATATTCAAATTAAAATATGACAATGATAAAAATATTATAATTGATGATACCATTCCTACAAATAATATTGATGGATGGTATATAGGCGATGATTCAGAATGGAATAAATATAGTTATAAAAAAGATTTCCAAGATTACATGTTTAAATTAAATAAAATAAATGAATCGAGTATATTTATGCGATAATATGGAACATTTGCGTATATTATATATTGTTAAAAGATACAGTATTTTCTTTATCTACTACAATATTAAACATAGATAGCGAGTCACGGTGTACGAAAACTTCATTATGACTACATATTGTAATAAAATAATAACCATGAGTAATAAGTAAGTTTCTGCATTGCATTTCTCGTTCAGGTTGTAATCCTAACATTTCAATTAGAATCAGATGAATTGGAATAGAAAAATCCCATGATTGTAATACTTCATATTCATGACCTTCTACATCAAGCGACATAAAATCAATATGAGTAACACCGCTACTTTTTATAATATCAGTCAATGTTTTTGGTGTAATGATAATAGACTGTTCTGAATGTACAGCAAATTGAAACCAATCACTTTTTGGAAGGGTGGTCTTTACGCCACATACTGCCACATGATTACTATCATACAAGTTAAATGTTAGTGGTTCATTTATACAACTAACTAATTCATTATATAATTTATTATGTGGTCGATTTTGTTGTAATTCTTTAAACATTTTAGGATGAGGTTCAATTAATATACCTGTCCATTGTAAGTGATCTTCAAAGAATTTTGTATTGGAATATAATATACCATTTATTGCCCCCATCTCTAAATAGATCCCGTTCTTTTTATTTTTAAAAAAGAGACGATTAAGTTGGATATCTTCTTTTGATTGTGAGTAATAAACAGGAAGTTTCTGTATAATATAATTTCGCAATGCATCCTTGTTAAAATATTTTCTAATTAAATGATTCTGATTTATCAATGCATCATGATACAACTCTTTATTTTCTAGCAATGCGGTCTTTTTTCTAAGAAAATCATCTCCATTTGAAAATATACAGAGATCCGAAAATGAATCACCTGTATCAAATCCCCAATCTAGTTCTGTAATATTAGTCATTAACAACGTACCTGACGCTAAAATTTCAAATGTACGCTTATTTGGATCACCTACACCTATGAGATCAATCGCAATAGCATATTTTTTTAATGAGTTTAAATAATCATGGTATGGGAGTTGATGATGTGAAACAATATATGGTTGAATTTGACGATAGATCCCTTCTCGATCTCTTATAATACCCTCATTATGATCGGTATGAGTATATGTTCCACCGATCCAAATAGCATCCATTATTTTAGATGATGGATCAATGATCGGCATATTCTCAATTGAATCAAGCATATTCCATAAAACACATGGTCTTAAAAACATAGATAATGGAAAGGGATGCACATTTGGAGAATAGGAATGTTTGATAGAGTAATTCCTTTTAAAGAATGTAGTGACGGGTTGATCTTTATATAATGATGGATCATATGGATAATCATGTACATCAAATAATGAAACATATAGAAAGGACTGATAACGAATAATAGAGTAGATTCGTTCTAACATTGCCAAAGCAATATCATGTTGAAATGGTTTTTTACCATAAGCATCATATAGAGGAAATACAATAAAAACATAATTGTAGTTTTCAGATCTAATGGAACTCCAATCAGTTCGATATTGAAATTGATAATATTTTTCAAACTCAGATGGTGGCATATGATTCGTCCAATGATAATTAAAAAAACTATCAGGAGAATGGGCATAATAGTCGGCTTCAGGAAATAGTCGTGTTAACCCGGGCATATGATGTGCTGGATCAATGATACAAATTTTCATGATGGTTTAAAGAATAATATATAGTACTGTATATACTATTCTTTAAATGCGAGTAATTTTACTTGGAGCAAATGGAATGCTAGGTTCGATGTTAGAATTTGTTGGTTCTATGCAAACAACAAATGAAATCATTCCAATTAAAAAAGATACATTTGATGTATTACAGCAATCTCCATTATCACTTATTCAATTTATGAAAGAACCATGTTGTGTTATTAATTGTATTGGAGCCATCCCACAGCGATCATATAGTACATCTGATATGATCGCATTAAATGCTACATTTCCGTTAGAACTAGCAACACTATGTAGTACAATGAATGTGCCTCTCATTCATATTAGTACAAATTGTGTATTTTCAGGTGAAGAATCAAATTGTATTGAATCGGACTCTCTGACTGCAACAGACACATATGGTAAAAGTAAAGCAAACGGGGAACCATCTACATGTGTTGTATTGCGTTGCAGTATTATTGGACCAGAATCATCTGGAACAGCGGTGGGATTATTGGAATGGTTTCTTCATTCGAATGAATCAGTATCAGGATATAGCGATCATTATTGGAACGGTCTCACTACGCTTGAATTGGCAAAATGTATTTATGAAATCATTGATAAACAATTATTTACACCGCGAATTGAACACCTTTACTCGTCCAATACACTTTCTAAATATGACATATTGCTAGAAATGAATCGATGCTTTCATAAAAATAGTACCATTCATCCTATTTCAAAAGGCCTAAAACATTATACATTACAATCAATTCATCATGGTCCTCAGAAAATGATAGAAGAACAACTACAAGATTTATCATCTATCATTGATTCATATAGAGAGTATATGTTAAAAGATATATTTCTAATATCAAGTGTTATTCAAACAGGCTCAAATGCATGGTCCTATACTCATGTACGAAGTGTATTCACGCCACAAGAACGATTTGAACAGACGCTTCAAACTATTTCATCGATTCGCGCATTAAAAGATGGTTCGCGTATTATCGTATGTGAATGCTCTCCGTTAGATGAAATAATGGAGCAACTATTGCGTGAAAAATCAGACATCTATCTAAATTGTTATCATAACACTGAAATTCAAGAGGCGTGTATTCATACGAACAAGAAAGGATATGGTGAATTATTACAAACAAAATATGCACTTGAGTATTTAGACACGCATCATATTACATTTAAACGATTGTTTAAAATATCGGGTCGCTATTGGCTAACATCTGCATTTGATAAATCAAGATTTTCTACAACAGAGTATACATTTAATGAAATATTACCTAATTCATCATGTCATCCAACCGTATTATATTCAATTCCATATTATCTCAAATCTCATTTTTATCATGTAATTAATGAATGTAATGAAATCTATCATCGAGAACCGATTGGATTAGAAGTAATTTTACCGTCACGCTGTTCTCCTAAACAGCCCATTTCTGGGGTGGGAGTAGCAGGGTATGTAGCAGTAGACGGTACATTCTATTCAACGCCTTAATACAACAATGATTGTGATTCTAGATATGTAAACAACTGATCACATGCAATAATATGCTGAGAGCTATCAAATGGATATACATCTGTATTTGATACAGGTGATGGTGTAATATGATAATATGCACCTTTTTTATAGGTATGATTTGCTTCTGATACAGAAATCAAATCCTCATGAATTTTCTCTTTACAGCGAAGACCTGATACAATATGATTCTTATTAAATTTCTTTTCAAAAATAGAAAATAAATCTGCGATCTTCATTGAATAAATAAAAGGAATAACAATTTCATTATGTTTACCATGCTCTAATGCATATTCAATCAGATTGACGCTATGCGATAGTGTCATAATAAATCGTGTCATCTCTGGATGCGTTAGTGTATAGGGCTTGTCAGTTGGCCCATTGGCTTGAAGATAGGGAATGATCGACCCACTCGAATTCAATACATTTCCATATCGAATTCCAACCCATTTTGTCTTTCCTGGTGCAATTCCTTGTAGAAAAAATTCTGAAATTGCCTTTGTACAGCCATATGTTGTAATTGGTAGACATGCCTTATCGGTGCTAACAAATAGAACTCGTGATACACGATGAGAACTTTCGTATTTTTGTAGTACTGTATGAACATTCATGATACCATTTGTGTTATTAGAAATTGACTTTGCGGGATATAATTCACACAAATCAATATGCTTCAAACATGCAAAAATACATATCATCGTCGGTTTATATGCTAGGATCGCTTGTGTTACATCACTTTCTTGTGAAATATCACCAATCATTTGCTTAAGATTTGAATGTTGAATTTTCACTTTTAGACGCCATTGTTTCTCTTCGTCACGCGAGACATTAATGATATGATTGTCCAATATCCATCGTTGAATAACCTCCGTTCCAAGAGAACCACTTCCTCCAAAAATAAGTACAGTTTCTCCTGAAATATCAGCCAATTTTGGACATTGATTGATTAGTTCGTCCATCTTATAATTCATATTATATGATACTTTAAGTAGAAATGATGATATAATATGTCTCTGAATTTGAATTCATTTCAAATGATCTCACATGTGAAAAGAATAACTCCGCTGAGCCGGAATCGAACCAGCGACCTGAGGATATCCAACCAAACGACTACAGTCCTCCGCTCTACCAATTGAGCTATCAGCGGTTTGTCAACCAACTGATAGCAGATGAACGCTCAGTTGGCTATCTCCGTATGGGAACTTATTTTTTAAAAATAGACGCGTTTTCTCCATCTCATTTTAAATCATCACCATGATCAATCATGTCGAATCGAGAGGATGCTGTGCTACTGGATACTGCGCTACTGGTAGCACCATCCTTTGACCCGGTTTATGTATACAATCAAATTCAATCATTTCAACATAACATTGTAGAGCAATCCATTTCACGCCCCGAACAGCGAAATCTCAATTCGTTCATTCTTATTGTTGATTTTCCAAATTTTGGAGGTGGGGTACAATTCTTTTTACAAACCATTCTTCAACGATACAAATATGATAATACATTTATCATTATGCGAAACATCAATAATATGATAATATGTACAGTAAATGACAGCGATGAGTTATTTCGTAAACCTGAACATGCTGCCATTTCATGGCTAAAAAGTAACAATACCCATATTAAAAAAATATTTGTCAATCATTTTGTCGGGCATAAACCTGCATTGATTGATACTATTTTTCAATTATCCATACCGATTACCACAATTACACATGATTATTATATGATTATAAATCATACATTGCAACATCATCTGTTATGTAAGGATATTTCACAGTTATATAAATGTGCACCACCTCATTTGCATAAGTATCATAACATTATTATTCAGCATCATGCGAATATGAATATGATCGATCATTATGTAAAATCACATCAAACCATTATTTCAACCCCCTTGCCCGATTATACAAAATCAGAGAAACGGATCACAACTTCCAATGAAAAGATTGTTGTTGGAATCATTGGAAATATCACTGAAATTAAAGGGTCTAAAATTATGGAAAAACTTGCAGCCTATTATAAAAATAATCCGACTGTTCATTTGATTGCATTTGGTTCATGCCCTTCCATTAAAAGTTATCCCTATAAAAATATAAATGAATTAAATACGCTATTGTGTATCCATCAACCAAATGTGCTAATTGAAGCAAGCATTTGTGTAGAAACCTATAGTTATACACTGAGTTTAGCCATGATTACACAGCTACCGATCATATATCTCTATAAAAATGGAGAAACGACCGTCGAACAACGACTACAGGACTACGCCTACGCCTATCCTTTTCGGACCATTCGCGAATGCAATGAGCTGGTGCACCAAAAGAAACAAGACTATTTCTATACAATTGATCCAACTATTCACTATACGCCATTTTGGGATCAGTATTTTGGAAACTAACATCTGTAGTTCGCAACATAATGTTCAACATCCGAATAGGATTCATACTGATATCCTATCCGTGTGTAATAGGCAAACCACTTTCCTTGAGGCTGAAGCCGTTTCCAGTGCATATCCAAACATCCCCATGACGATTTTCCATTTTTTTCAAGATTTTCACAACTTTCTTGAAAATTTTGGAGTAATGTAGGAAGATAGTCACAATGAAGAATATATCCTGATGTTGTTTGCGCTGACAAAATTCGTTGAACAAGAGAAGAAGAAGTAGGTTCCGTAGAAAATGAATATATTCCATGTGCCAACATCAATACATCATAGGTAGGACATCCTTGAAATAGATCCGTGATCTGCTGATTAACCTCTTCTAGTGAATTAGATACAAAGGTGAAGTCATCTTCCAGAATCAAACAGTTCTTCCACTCTGGATGTTTCATAAATAGCTGCAATGCTTTAATGTGACTTTTAGTACAACCCAATGCACCATGCTCTGGCACATATTCTGCGTTAATCCGATGTGATTTGGATAAAGTGGGATCAATCTTTCTAATTTCACCTAATACATGTTCCATACGATCCGATCGATGATCTAAATTGATGTATAAAATGGCGTCAATATACGGTAGACAAGAGCTCATTGTATCCTCTTACAATGGATTCTTTAGATTCCATTTAGCGCCCTCTCCAGACTTTAAGAATAGAAGTATTGTAATTTGCCTGTGATACAATATGTGCAGCTGTTTCAATATTATTATTTTGAGATTCAAATGCCTTTGGATATGCTAAAATGCTACCAAAATTGGAGTGGGACGATGTATCCATTAGCTTCTCATAGTATACCATAATACCCAGAATGCGCTCAAAGGTTTCACGATCATTTCGTGTTCGAATAACTGATACTAATTTGGAAATGAACTCGTATTTCTCTTCCAATTGTTCTACGACCTCTAAGTCAACAATACTGGTCCCTCCAAAGCACCCCTTCCAAAGAAATTCAGGATTGGAACATTCTGTAATAATATCTTTCGACTGATTCAATAATGATAAAAAGGTTGAAATCTTGCGATCATTGCGTACATCGGCATGATCAAAATGCCAATGAAACCGAATGCTCCCCTCTAATTCGGAAGGCTTAAATGGACGATTAAGAAACATACTATCATGCAAAAAAATCATACAATCAGCCCATTTCTCCTTCAAAAAGTAATAATAGGGAAGGATCTCTCCTGCTCCCTTCCATTCACTCTTAATTACTTCCGTATCCGTCAGACGGCCATTTACTGTATTAATTGTGGAATTGTCGTCAATAATCACAATAGGATTGGTATAGAATTTGCGAATCGAATTATAGGAAGAAATCCATAGATCATTATCCTTTGTCATTTTCAGATTTCGTAGAATGACAAATACATATGATTTAGCATTGTGAACAAGTAGTGTTGCAAGAGGAGAAGGCTGTGTATCTATCTTTCGAGTAGGATACGCTTGTGGATCTCTGACATTTTCAGAACGCTTATCCGGATACACAATTTCATTTTTCTTTTCCTGTTCCTGTTTTTGTTGAAAGGTTTCCGATAAAATCACATTTGGATGTTGATATCGCGGAAGAATCTGAGGACGCAGTTCAGAGGGAATTTGAGAAATATCTCTCCTTCGAGGAATATTGCGATTGGCCCATGAAGACATTTTCTTAGCGGTCATTTTCTTTTTTGACTATTTTATCCTCAGTTCATGCCCCGTTGAAAATAAGGCATATACCGTCCTTCAGATATGTGTGGTTATTCTACAATTTTTATGAAGATACAGAGAAATGGGAGCATCCATATCACAATGTACGGAAGGATGGCGATTTATGACAGACCAATCACAGCTACAAGAGAAAGTAAATGTATTAGAGCAGAAATGTGCGACAACCGATGCGAGTTACATCGCCATTCATACCAAATGCTCCGAAGTAGAGCGTATATGTGAACAGTTACAAATGCAAATCAGAGGGAATCGAATAGAAATGCAACATGTTCTTCTTCAACTTGAAAAAGTCGAACAAAGAATGGAAACAATGGATCTGCAACAAACTGCACTTATGGAGGATACGGATATGGTCGTACTATCATCCAAATAATCGCATCATAAGATAGAAATGAGATCTGTATTTGGCCTAAATTACTTTGTGTTTTGCATTACTGCGCTTATTTTGATTTTGTATTGCACGAGAGATATGCGTGATGAAGCATTTGATATTGCAGCTATCACATCACAATTAGCTTCAACACAAGGATCTGTAAGAGAATATTTTGGTATGGCTCCAGGTGTGGGGAATCAAATGGTAGCCGATGAAGTAGACGATGAAGGATTTGATAATACAGGCGCTCTTGTGCAATTGGCTGCATCACGTGCACCACCAACAAGCAAATGCAATCTTCGTAGTATCTTTTCAGGATGGGGCGAACCCTTTGTCGGCGTTGACACCTTTCCTCAATTAGAATATTCGACCTCTGTAAATAAAGTAGACCGCAAAATTGATAAACAGATCTACGACAATTTGACAACACAGGGAATGAAGCGTATGTCACCCGACTCAAAATATAAACCATATCACTGCCCTAAGGGATTAATGGAGTGAAAACGCGCTTCCATCTCTGCAGATTCCCAATGAATCGTTGGCGGTCCATCAGGATAGGCCTCATAGGGAATCGCTGCCTCCGTTGGTTTCTCCAAAGAAAGTAAGCGATGGAGAGAACGGAGCCGTCGATCAATCGGATTTCGAACTGATTTGCACTGCGTTCGTCCCAGCTGTTTCCAGCGCCATTCAAACTGAAGCGCCGTTTTCCACTCGGGTAATGCAACATAACATGCGCGTTTCCACTCCAATCCTTGTGCAACACGCATCCCTGTTGCCCGCGCCCCACCTGCCCGTTTTCCATTATGTTGCAGCAACCGTCGGTCTGGATCCACCGTTGCTCCAATATAAGTATGTCCTTGATCGGTATAGAGAAAGTAACAGTATGCACTCATTGTAGTATGTATTATACTAATCCATTTAAGTAATTTAAAGTTATAGTATAATGCTTATAATATTGATGTCATTTGACATTGTTATCCCAATTGGTCCAAACGATCTCAATATTATATCCTCTACCATTCAATATACACAAAAAAATGTTCTCGATTATCGAAATATCTATCTGGTATCTAAAAATGAAATGAAATTAGATGGATGCATTTATGTATCAGAGGATATATTTCCTATTCAAATTGAAGATATGAAAGACATGTTTATATTTCGGGACAGAGTCGGTTGGTATTTTCAACAAATTATTAAATTGTACGCGGGACGATGCATTCCTGATCTTCTTGAAAATTATTTAGTACTTGATTCGGATGTGTATATCCTAAAACCAACTGCATTTATGAATCATGGTATCCCATTATTTGCAACAGGAACAGAACATCATCCTCCATATTTTCAACACATGACTCGCCTTCATCCATCATTAACACGAAAAATGAATGCATCAGGAATTTGTCATCATATGCTATTTACAAAAACTTATATTGAAGAATTATTTCAATTAGTAGAAAACCATGCATCTAGAGAAGCACATCCTCGTCCATTTTGGAAGATCTTTTTAGATAAAGTTTCTCGACCCATTCCATCGGCGGGTGCATCTGAATATGAAATATATTTTAATTTTATGTTACAATATCATCCATCTAATATGCATATTCGCAAGTTGTCTTGGTTAGATTGCGCTTCATTATCATATGCACAGCCGCACCATGACTATGTTGCTGTTCATCATTGGGTAAGAGAGAAGACAATACAATCTAAAGATAAATAAAATATAGTGTATATGTCGACAAATAAAGCAGTATCCGTTCATATCAAAGGAGGTCTAGGAAATCAACTCTTTCAGATTGCAGCAGCATATGCTTATGCCAAAAAAGAGGAAGGTATACTACAAATTCTCCATAAAGAACATAATGGAGATCGCCCTGTATACTGGGAAACCATTCTACAACTCGTAAAACCCTATTTGGTACAATCCATTCCACCCGATATGATTTATTCTAATGAATCATTACCCACCATGTATCAACCCATTCCACCATTAACCTCTCAAGGTATATTACTTGATGGGTATCGACAGACATCTAAATATTTTTATAATGATGATATCAAGCATGAAATACGAGAATTATTTGCCCCCTCTCCTACACTTATAGATGAAGTATCTGAACGGTATTCATTTCTATTGGAGAACAAAGATCGCGTAGTAGTTGTTCATGCACGACGAACAGATTATCTTCGAAATCAGGCGATCATTGATTTTCATGGTCCACTTCCATCCAGTTATTATAAAGAGGCTATTCAACGAATGAAAGAGAAAGTGGATAATCCCATATGGTTACTTACCAGCGATGATAATCGATATTGGTTGGAGATTGAGCAAGAACTTGGTATTCATGCCCCTGTGATTCTCATGAATGAGTCAGATCTTCATACCTATACTCTTTTGCAGCAATTTCAACATATTATCATGTCCAATTCAACCTTTATTTGGTGGTGTACCTGGATAGCAGATGCGAAACATGTGATTGCCCCGTCAAAGTGGTTTGGTCCTACTGGTCCTCATCCGTATGATGACATTTATGAGGATCATTGGGAGAGAATCTAAATAATTTATAAAATTGAATTAACTGTTGTCTATATAATAGACAACAATGTTCCTCATTCAACCCGATCTCTCCACAGCACCCACTTCGTCGCCGCCCCATCCCTATTCCTTTCCCTTGGATCCTTTTCAGCAGCATGCCATTGCAGCAATTGCAAAAGACGAAAATGTGCTTGTCTGTGCCAAGACGGGATCGGGAAAGACGCTGGTAGGAGAGTACCAAATTTATCACTCTTTGAAAAAAGGAAAACGGGTCTTCTATACCACCCCCATCAAATCACTTTCCAATCAGAAATTCTATGATCTGAAACACCAGTTCACAGAGGCTACTGTGGGAATCATGACAGGAGATATTAAATTCTGTCCTGATGCACAAATCGTGATTATGACCACCGAAATTCTACGAAATCTGCTCTATAAAAAAGGAACGGCCACTGAACATCTCGGGCTGACTGCATCTCTCTCTATGGATGGTGTAGATGCGGTGATCTTTGATGAGTGTCACTACATCAATGACAAGGACCGCGGAAAGATCTGGGAAGAAACCATGATCTTGCTCCCTCCCACCATCAACATGGTGATGCTCTCTGCTACCCTGGATCATCCTGAGTATCTTGCTCAATGGCTCGGAACCCTAAAGCAAAAACCGGTTCACTTGATTGAAACTCAATACCGAATTGTTCCCCTTACACACTATCTACTCCAGCCACAGGCACCTTCGGTCCAGAAAGAAAAGCTTGTCACTCTCATGGATGATAAAGAGATCTATTACGAGCAGGCCTATCTCTCCTGGCTTCGTGCACAACAAGGCCAAGAGCGCGAACTTCGCGCCTTTCAGCAAAAAACAACAGAAGCGCGTCGTCTCGGTCAAACCGGCGGAGTGGACGGAAAAGTACACTCCTCTCATTTCGTTCACCAACTCAACGAGGCCATCGTCTTCCTTGAAAAGAAGGAGCTTCTTCCCGCTCTCTTCTTTGTACTAAGCCGAAAACAGTGCGAGGCCTATGCCAAGAAAGTGGAGCACACCCTCTTGAGTACATCCGATACTGCCACTGTCAAACACATCATCAGCTTTCATCTTCATCGGCATCTCGCAGACCTCGAAGTGGTTCCCCAGTATCATCAGATCTATGATCTCTTGTGTCGAGGAATTGCCTTTCATCACAGTGGACTTCTGCCCATTCTGAAAGAGATCATCGAAATCCTCTTTACAAAGGGGTTTGTCAAAATGATGTTCTGCACGGAAACCTTTGCAGTGGGTCTGAATATGCCAACAAAGACCGTTCTATTTGCAGGGTTCAAAAAGTATGATGATACCACGGGTCAAATGCGAATGTTACGCAATGACGAATATCTTCAAATGGCAGGACGCGCGGGTCGCCGTGGAAAAGATGACAAGGGTGTTGTCATTTATCTGCCAGATCGTGAGCCGGCGTACCCCGAGGAAATGTATACCATGATGAAAGGTGCCCGCCCACCCCTTCAAAGTCGAATGGACTTTCACTACGATTTCCTGCTGAAGACACTTCAGGCCTCTCCGCCGAATCAGCCCCTGAAATGGCTCACCATCATGGAGCAGAGCTACTGGTTCCAACAGCAACAAAAGGAGATTGCAAAACAACAAGAGGAGCTGGCCCTTCTAGAGAAGAAACGCAACGAACTATATCTGGTAGAGCCCTTTCTGAGCGGATGTGTGAAGCGTTTAGAACTGGAACAACGGATAAAGCAGACGGTCAATGCCGAGCGCAAACAGCTTCAACGCGAACTCGACAGTGTAAAAAATAGACAACTGGGGCCAAAATGGACCAAGGCACTTTCCGACTATCAAACCTTACAAGCATTAGACCGAGAACAACAACAGATCGAAATCCATCTCAATTGTCTAGAGGGGCATCAACGCAGCATTCAGCCTATTGTCACATTCTTGTATGAAATGGGATATCTTCGTCACGCAGATCCTCAGACGCTCACCAATGAAGACCTCGGACAAAAGGGTATTCTTGCCACAGAGGTCAACGAGGGACATCCGATCTTAATGACGGAACTCTATGTGGATGAATCACTTCACGGTCTAACCGGCAAAGAACTCGCCTGTGTCCTAACATGCTTTCAAGAAGGAAAAGACACAGAGGAGGCACCTTCTCTTTCGGAACTTCATGTGAGTGCCGCAGTCATCTCTGCTCTACATCGGATCCAAGATATGGCACATACCTTTAAAGAAATGGAACACCGTATTGTCGACGCAGAGCGTCAATCAGTGGAAGGCTATTGGTCCCTCTCCACACAGATGGTCGAACCCATGTGGAGATGGATGGAAGGAGAACATGCATCCGTGATTTGTGCAGAATACAACTTGTTTGAAGGTAACTTTATTCGCACCGTGATGAAAACAGCGAATATGTTGGATGAATGGCTCTCCATGGCAACCTACAGCCAACACACCGATCAGATTAGCAAAATTACGGAGGCCCGATCCCTTATCATACGCGATCTGGTTGTATCAGACAGTCTGTACTTACGACTGAGCTAACTCGCTCTTATTCCAATTCTGAAAGAGAAGCTCCACACGATCGCGAATCGGCAGAAGCTTTGGATAGAGTTGCTGAAGCTTCTGCGTATCCAGTTCATTGTTGGAGCGCCCAGAAAGCAAAATCTTTGCCTGCTCCTCTTGTGTAAAGTTCTCCCACAAAAAGGTCGGATCTACATATTTTTGATAGAGCTCCAGAATTTCATTGTGCTCCACCGTGCCAGGATTCGTTAGATTGATCGTTCCCGTCGTCTTTTTTAGGGCCAGATCAATCATGATCGGAAGCATATCCTCCAATACGGTCATGCTATTCGGAATGCTGCAGATCTTAGCATAATTCGTGATCTTGGTAACAAAATTACGAGGATGATGATAACCCACAATCGGCATACGAATACGAAGATTGAGAACAGAATCCTCAAAGAAATGCATCAGACGATCCGTGAACCCCTTCACGGTCGAATAACCACTTCCGAAGAAATTGGGGGAGTCATTCTCCCGAAACATGCGTTGTTCCTCAGAATAAGTGAAAATGCACCCCGTTCCGAGATAGGTGACATGGATTCCATACTTCTTTCCAAGATGCGCGAGAACAAGAGGCGAATACAAATTGTCGCGAACATTCTCTACGAGTTTCCCTTTTTGCTCCAGATAGTCAATGGTGGAATATCCTGGGCCATGGGTTCGCCCAATCAGACAGAGAATGCGATCCGCATTCTCGGTTGCGAGTTCTGCCTCTACACCCGCCTCATCATCTGCTCGGTATCGAGCCTTAATCACAGTATGCCCTTGCTTTTGCAAAAGCTTTACCACCATACCACCAATCCATCCATTGCTACCATAGACAAGCCACCTCATTTACTATATCCTATCTAGCCTGGTTTAAGCTATTCTTGGAATAATGATATCTAAAGACGACCCTCATTACATAGATAAATGAATCACTGGTACGAACTCGAATTGGTACGAATCAATCCATCTGTGAATGCCTATTACACGGGTGATGTCATTAATTGTTCGGATACCAATGCAGGATGGGATCTTCATGCAGCGGAAGAGGTAACAGTAGAACAAACTCCCAAGTTCATTCCGTTTGGGGTTATTGTTCGAATGCTAAAAGTGGAGCCCATGCCACATGGAACATCCAATGATTATTTGAAGACAGATAGCCACTTTTTCTTGGTACCGCGTTCCTCCATTTATAAAACAGGTCTACTCATGGCAAATTCGCCTGGTATCATCGATAAAAGCTATCGCGGTGAACTCAAGGCGCCTGTTTGGTCCATGACAGGTAACTCACATGTCAATCAAGGAGATCGCATTTTTCAAATTGTAGCACCAGACATGGGATGGATTCGTAATATTCGCATTGTGGAATCGCATCCTGAGACGGAGCGAGGTGCAGGTGGATTTGGTTCAACAGGTATCTAAACATGGTTCCTATAGAATAGACAATGACGCACTACTCAGACCATACCTGGCCCGAGCTTGGTGTCACCTATCAATGGAACAATGCAACCATTATCGATTCGATTCAAACCAAACGAAATACACATGTGGAAATGGTGGAACGCCCTCATTGGGGTATTGCTTGTTATATGAATAATGCCATTCAGAGCTGTGAACGGGATGAGGCGATATATCATGAGGCTCTGGTTCATCCTGCTATGGCATGCATGTATCAACCCAAACGAGTCATGATTGTTGGGGGAGGCGAAGGTGCAACAGCAAGAGAAGTTCTGAAATGGCCCACCGTCGAACAAGTAGATATGTATGAATGGGATCAGGAGGTCATTCAACTCTTTCAAACAAAATACCCGCAGTGGGCCAAAGGAGCATGGGAGGATCCACGACTTACCGTTCATACGAATGACATTATAGAAGCCATTCAAACCCCGCCCATAAAGCGATACGATGTGATTATTATTGATTTGTTTGACCCCTCTGAAGAGGATCGTGCAGCATGGACCACCATTTTTCAATATCTTCCCAACTGGACACAGATTGGTGGATCTATTGTACTTTATGCAGGAATGCGTTGCATCACACAGTCCATCCAACCCTATGAATTCCTTCTGCAATTAATTGATGAAAGTCCCATTCACAAAAAAGGAAAGGAATGTATGCATCATTATAATCATACCATAAACCGTGAAGTAGTACCCTATCGTGTTTATATCCCCTCATTTTTGGGAGAAAGTACCTTTCTACTTCTTAAATCTCGTGCCTCTCCTCTTTTCTATCAAAAGATGAAAGAGGTATCCAAGGTTACAAAGGATATCTGGCAATCTTATCGAACATTTAACGACTAGATGGCGTTTTCCATGGAGTATATGTGGTAGACTCCACATTGGTCGCCTTATTTTCGATTATGGTTGACTCAATAATATGTGTAGGTTGGAAAACAGATTGTCCCATATCAATTTGCTCTCTTTCCTGTATCAATTGAGACAAGCGTTGCTGGTTCTCTTGATGCAGAGCAGAATTGGATGGACGATCTGCAGTTATATGTTTGTCAAAGCGCCGCATCGCACAACGACTCATTCTACTACACTCATTTAAAAATTGAGGGACATGAATACACAGAAAGACAACAAACCATGGACACACAGTCTCGTATGCTGCCCCGTTTTCAACAGGGCATGGACGCCATCCTTGCATCTCATTTAGGGGTTCATCAAGTGGATGCACCCCCCACACATCTTCGCGGAATTCTCCAGACCAAAGATTACCATCACTTTATGATTCTGAGCGACACGGGTAATCTCCTTCATGAGTTTATTGGAGCAAAACAAGCCAATAAATGCCTTCCAGGCGATCATGTGGGATGGACTAACCAGCAATGTGAGCTGGAACTGCGAGATCAGCATCCCCTTCTGGCAGGAACATTGGAACTGACAAGCAAATCCACCTATGGAATGACCCGCAGAGGACATTTGATGTATCTCTGTACACCCTATGACAAACGCTATCCACCCTTTATTGTCGGATCATCTGAAAAGGATCGCAGTCAGAATCGGATCGTTCTCATCCAGTTGGAAGAGTGGACCGCACAATTTCCCCGTGGAAGCATTCAGCAAACACTGGGACGATCGGGAGAGGAGAAGGCAGAACTTCAGGCGCTTATTTGGCAGGCATGTCCTTGGAAATATCCAGTCTATGCGTATCAACCCACACTTCTCCAATCGGTTTCACGGACACAACTAGCCGGAACTACCTTTCATATTGATCCCGAAGGATGCCGTGATGTGGATGATGTGATTACGATGGAACCTATGCACGGATCAAACAACTGGATCATTACCATTACCATTAGCGATGTGGCAGCTTTTGTAGAAGAAGGAGGTGCAGTTGATATTATGGCATCTATGATCGGTCAGACGCTGTATGATACGGATGGCCATGTACTTCGTCCAATGCTACCGGCTGAATATTCAGAACAGACCTGTTCTCTTCTTCCAGGAAAAGAGCGATATGGAATCTCCCTACAGTTTATTTGGGATACGACTATGATTCGAGACCTACGCTGGTTTCAGTCTGTTTTCACCGTGAATCAGTCCTATACTTATGAGGAATTCCAGGCATCGGATTCACCTTTTCGGCCCGTGCTTCAGGACATTGCGTCTCATTTAGCAAAGAAGCCTGTAACGGACGCCCATGAATGGATTGAACAAATGATGATTCTATACAATACAGAGGCTGGAAAGAAATTGAAAGTGATAAAACAAGGCATTGTGCGTCGACATTCGCCACCCGATCGTGAACGACTCCAGACCTATCGAGAACATGTCCCTGAACTTGAAATGCTGGCATTCTCTTCGGCAGAGTACTGTTTGGCAGAGGAGGAAGATACCACACATAGCGGATTGAACTCCGATCATTACGCGCATGCATCAAGTCCGATTCGCCGCTATGCCGATCTGGTAAATCAACGGGTACTTACCAACTGGATTCAGGGATCAACCGATTATTACATTGTTCCGCAGGCGATGTATGACATGAACCTACGAGGAAAAGCAATCAAAAACTTTGCACGCGATGTTACCTTTCTGCGCGCGATTAGCACCCATCAAACGAGCTTTGAAGGGATTATTATGGAGAAGAAACCGGTTGAAAATGGCTTTATGAAAATCAAGATCTATGTACCGCAATGGAAACGGATGGTCTCCACCACCTATCGTCATAGGATCGAAGATCAGGAGAATCGTGTTCTCTCACGCGACGAAAAGACAGAAATCGATGTAACGCTCTATCGCAGGGTAACTATCCAGTGTGCGTTTGTTCTGCAGAATCGAAACTGGAAAGAGCGTGTGATTCTGAATATTTATTAAACCAACCTAAATTCGATTGAAGTATTACATAATAATATGTATGCATGGATCGATCTATATGTGCGAAATCAAACCATCCATTCACCCAGTTTAAACACACCCATAAAACCGACTAGCTGTCCCTTTCATCGCATGGTTCATCAACGCTTAGTGCGAGTGAAGCAGGTTTTTCATTTTTTTAACTCGATTCCTAAAGAAAATAATCAAAATGATCGAAATCAATAAAATTGATAAACGCAGAGTCTAAATCGGTATAACAGTTTCTATCTCCAAGACAGAATGCCAGCAGGTTTCAATCAACATTCTTCTGATATCGAGTCTGTCGTGGGCGTCCAGTTCAGTGTCCTCTCGCCTGAGGAGATTGAACGGAGCTCTGTGGTGGAGATTACTACACAAACACCCTATGAAGGAAATGAGCCAAAAATTGGAGGCCTATTTGATCCACGCATGGGCGTTCTGGACAATGGAAAAATCTGCCGCACCTGCGGCCAAACAAATCATGGCTGCCCCGGCCACTTTGGACACTATCGTTTGACCCGTCCTGTCTACTATATTCAGTTTCATGCCATGATTATGAATGTTCTCAAGTGCATATGCATCCGTTGCTCCAAACTTCGAATTGATAAGGATCTTCCCAAGAACCGAGATCTTCTTCATCGAAAGGGAGAGGCGCGCTGGAAGAGCATTCTGGAGGAATCTTCGAAGATCAAGCGTTGCGGCCAAGAATGTGAGGACGGTTGCGGTGCCCCCCAGCCTGATAAGTTTACGCGCGAGGGCATTGCACGCATCGTGGCACACTACCAGGAGCTCAAGCAGCAACAGCCGTTGGAGGTGGAGTATGTCCATCGTTTGTTCCGCCGCATTTCAGATGAGGATGTCGACTTTATGGGCCTGAGCCGCTTCTGGTGCCGTCCTGATTGGATGATCTGCACGGTGCTTCGTATTCCGCCCCCACAGGTCCGCCCGTCCGTTGTGCAGGACAATAATCAGCGCTCCGAAGATGATCTGACACATAAGCTGTTTGATATTATTAAAAATGATCGAACACTCGCACAAAAGATCGAAAACAATTCAAGCAAAAATGTAATTGATGAGATGACGAATGTCGTGCAGTATCATGTGGCGACCCTGGTTGACAATGACATTCCTGGCGTGGCACCCTCTGCGCAGCGCAGTGGTCGTCCCCTGAAGTCCATTCAGCAGCGCCTGGGTGGCAAGGAGGGTCGTATTCGTTACAACATTCAGGGCAAGCGTGTGGAGTTCTCTGCGCGTTCCGTCATTACGCCTGATCCGAACCTGAGTGTGGCGGAGATTGGTGTGCCGATTGAGATCGCCATGAACCTGACGAGCCCTGAGCCCGTCACCCCATACAATCTCAAGAAGCTCTACAAGTTGGTGCAGAACGGAGCGGATAAGTGGCCGGGTGCCAAGACGATTGTGCGTAAGGATGGGCGCATGATCTCACTGAAGCATGTAAAAACGGAGGAGATTGTTCTCTACGAGGGTGATGTTGTGAACCGTCACTTGCTCGACAATGACATTCTTCTCTTTAATCGTCAGCCGACGCTGCATAAGATGTCGATGATGGGTCATCGTGTGAAGGTTCTGCCGTACAAGACCTTTCGCATGAATGTTCTCACGACTCGTCCCTATAATGCCGACTTTGATGGTGATGAAATGAATGCACATCTGCCTCAGAGCTATGAGGCCATGGTGGAGCTGGAAGAGATTGCAGCAGTTCCGCACCATATTATCACACCGCGACATGCGAAGCCGATGATCGGTGTGTATCAGGATACCCTGGTGGGTTCCTATCGCCTGACGCAGCCAGGTATCGAGTTCACACAGCGCGAATTCATGAACTTGATGATGTGGAACAAGCGTTTCGACGGTCTGATGCCGAATGCTCGCGTGGTAGATCGTAAGCGTTGGACGGGTCAACAAGTACTGAGCGCACTGTTGCCGCCTGTTAACATTGAAATGCCAAACAAATCATATAATCGTACATCAGACAACAAAACTTCAGTCAATTATGTGAAGATCGTAGAAGGCGATATCACACAGGGTGTGGTAGACGGTGACATCTACATGAAGCCGTCAAAGGGTATCATTCATGTTTCGTACAATGATCATGGACCGAAGGATACCGTTAATCTGCTGGATTCCCTTCAGAATACGGTGGAGAACTTCCTTGTCCTAAACGGCTTTAGCGTTGGTATCAGCGATTTGATTGCCGATGAGGAGACCAACCGCCAGATTCAGGAGAAGATTCAGGAGCGCAAGAAGCAGGTCGAACAAGTGATTCTGCAGGTCCATCTAGACTTGTTCGATAACAACACGGGCAAGACCAACCAGCAGGAGTTTGAGGATCAGATCTTCGGTATTCTCAACCAGGCGACCTCGGATGCAGGTAAGACGGGCCAGGAGTCTCTTTCAAGCGAGAACCGTCTCTTGGCAATGGTCCGTTCAGGTTCGAAGGGAGAGCCACTCAATGTGGCGCAGATGATGGCGTGTCTGGGTCAGCAGGCCATTGAGGGTAAGCGTGTCCCCTATGGCTTTACGGATCGTACGCTTCCGCACTACAAGAAATAC